GGACACTTCAAGCCGAAGAGGTTGACATCAAGCTTCGTCTTGTATCCGCGGTTCATGTACCACTTCGAAAGTGCGTGCTGGCGTTTGAAAGTCAGTCGCTCATCGGTGGTCACATCGCCATTGAAGTCGGTTCGGCGATACCACTCGTCATTGGTGAGCGTGATGCCATCGGTCTCAAGGATTGCGCCACGATGTATCTGAAGTTGCGCATCGTCAAGGAAGATGGTCTCGGTCTCATTGTTGACTACTTCCCGATCAATCGTGTACCGGTCATAATCACCTTTGATCTTCAGTCTGCGGAACTTCTGAACCTTTGGCTCTATCTCAAGAGATAAGCCACGGAAGTAAACATACTCGAAAGAATTTGTCGTATCCTTTAGCAAAAGAAAATTCAAATACCCATCCTTCGGGATGTTGCCGCTCACCTCATAATCCCCCCAGTCCTCTCCTTCACCGCTTGCGTATGTTACCTGGAGCAGTTTGACATTTGTTGTCCACGATGCGTTGGATTGATAGAAGATGCCATCATCGTCCATCGTGTAATATGTGCCATCGCTTGCATAGAGTTGGATGAGACCAATCGCATCGAGCTTTGTGAACCCCATTGCGTTCTTCAGCGAATATTGCACGCTAAAAGTCATGTCGCTGTCTTTGGACACATAAACATTGCAAGACCTTGCCCATGTGTTGACTGACGCATCTTTTTGAAGGATTGCGTATTCATCGTCAAGCCTATTTTCAGCATACACAACATGACGCTGGAATATCTTGGTGCTGCTTACCGGCGTTCCGATTGGCCCTTGCTGAACCGTCCATGAGTCAATACTATATTTATCTGTCTCGTTTGGTGGTGTGCCGGTGGTTTCGATAAAATCACCATACCTGAATGACTCATTGCAAATGACCTGGTCGTATTGCTCCCAATCGAATTGAATGGTGGTCTCTTTCTTCGGCTTGATCACCGTCTTCAACATCTCCGGCACGATGGGTTTCACATCTTCTTGAACGCCCACCTCAATGTCATATCGCTTGTTGACCGATGCCCGGTTCCCGACCGTTGGCCGGTTGGTGTTGAAGCCGACAAGATTTCCGGTTCGGAAGAGTTCAGGGATGCGCAGAATGACCCACAAACTATTCCATTGGAATAATGTTTGAGACCACGCGCGGTTGATCTTTTCAAGCACGGTGTAGCCATTGTCGAAGACCCCCGGTGACTGCTCAAATGTGCGTGCATCGATTAGACACTGGTCAATGCCCGTCTGATTCGATGCACTTGACATCGAGGTGTGAAAGAGGTTGGAGTAGATGCGCGTGTAGAAAAAGTTGCCAATCACATCATCGGCAGCGTATTGGATATAATTGAATGGTGTGTAGGTGCCGATCAGTGCCGCTCCGGTGCCATCGTTCAGTTGTTTTGTTTGCAGCCTCCCGAAGCCTTCATCTGATCGGAGGGTAAGGATATGGTTAGTTGATATCCAAGTCTCTTCGATGTCCTCCTGACTTAATATGCCCGACCAATAACTGCCAAAGTCACCGAAGTCAAATCTGACCGTGATGTCGGTGTCATTGTCCGTCAGGAAGTCCTCAAGCGATACCCCTCCGGCAGATGCCAGCACCTGAATGGTGGCTTGCTGCGGTCGGATGGGCTTGAACAAGTCGAAGTCCTGATTGAACTCGCCAAGGACGAACGGCTGCGGCCCGCCGTACAAGCGGATGGGCGCATCATTGTAATCCTCGAAAATAAAGTTGACCGTGCAGAGGTCACCCTGCACGTTCTCGAATTCCATAAAGAACTTGACTGCTGCCATTAACCTACTCGATTTATGCGTGCGTTGGATGAGTTCAGCACCCCGACAAGGTCAGTGCCCCTCTGCGTGAAGACTACCTGGCCGGCAAGTTGCAGACCACCGCCGAAGCCGCTCACCCCTCCGAAGGTTGGTGCGGCTGCGCGGTTGATGGCACCCAGTCCACCACCAGTGCCACCGAGTTGTAAAGCACCCTTGAAGGCAGTGCCGAAGTTTATGGTTCCGCCGGATGCCGCGGATATTATAAGAGCAAAGGCAGCGGCCTTGATGGTTGCCTTGATCAGATCAATGACAAGCTTCTTGAAGGAATCGCCCAGCGACTTAATGACATCTTGCCCGTTCTCAATCGCAGAAAATACACCGTCAATGGCCGGCGATATGACCGAGCTGAACGCTGCACCGGCTGCAATGCCTGCATCTCGGAGTCGGTTTACGTTGTCAATGGCTGACTGAATGGCTGCTGGTGGGATGATAGTGAAATCTCTACCAAGCCTTCCCTGCGATGGTGCGAGTGCTTCCTGAAACGCATTGCCTACCGGAGCGAAAAGTGTTGCGTATTTGTTACGAGCATCTGCCGGGTCAAGGTCAAAGAATGATGTAAAGTCAAGCGTCTGACGCTGACCGGCTTCGGCAAGGATGGAAGCAAGAGACGCAGCACGTGCGGCGGCCTGCTTTTGCAAAGCTGCCGCCTGCTTGTCTATCGCAGTCGTGTTCTTTGTGGTGACCGTTGTGTTGGTTTGCGTGGCAGCATTGGCCGCGTTGATCGGTGCCGTGATGTTGTTGTATGACCGGATGCTTTGCTCAATGGCCGCGTTAAGCTCTCTTGTTCTTGCTCGGAGTTGTGTGACTACCCTTGCTTGCTCAAGCTCTGCCTGTGTGGCTGCGATGATGTCACGCGTGTCAACGGTGGCCGCTGCACCAACAATTCTTTGAGGTGCTGCCTGCGCTGTTCGTCTTCTATCTTGAAGCTTGCGGAGTAAGTTCTCTTGTTTGTTTAGTTCAACATTGACCGCCCCGATCTCTGTCTCAAAGCCTTTGGTTATGGCTGACTGAATGGTGGCTTGAGTATAAGCATTTACCGCGGTGGTCAGCTTGCCAAGCTTTGCACTCTCAAGGTCAAGATTGCCAAAGTATGTCTTGTTGATTTTCGCCAATTCTTGCAGCGCATTGTTGCGTTGCAAATAGGTTGCAGTCGTATCATTTACAATGGCGGCCAATGCCTGCACCCTGCTGATCTCTCCTTGCGTACTGCCGGCGGCATTTGATTGAATGCTTGTCGTGGTCTTGAGCTGCTCATTGTACTTTGCATAAGATTCAGCCGCTGACCTTATCTCTTGGTTCAGCGCATCCTGCTTGCCGAAAAGTGCATCAAGCGCACCGCCAAGGCTGCCATATTTCTGAATGGCCACCGTGATGGCAGAGCTGACGAGGGAAAATCCAAGAAGCAACCCAGTTGGCCCAAAAAGACTTGAGCCAAGCGCTTTCAAAGCACTGCCAGTACCACCGCTCTCCTTGCTTAATGATTGAAAAGACTGAAGGAGTGGCTCAATGTTGTTCTGAATGGCAATGAAGCCGAAGGGAGCGTCAGATGCGACCCTGCCAAGATTCGACAAAGCAAGGCCCGCTTTTGCAGATGTAGGCGCAACAAGACCGACCTTCTTTTCAAAATCGTCAATCTCTTTTCGAGCTTGCCGAAGTGCGGCAGACATATCCTTTGTGTCTGCCCCGATAATTATTTGTAATGCTTCGTTAGCCACCTTGCTCGTCCTTTGACCGCAATTTACGAAACATCTCGGCGATGTCTGCTTCCGTCACCCCGGCATCAGCGTCACCCGGCAATCTCCAAAGTGCTTCAGGGCTATCCGGCACCTTCTTCGGATCGCCCCACATCTTGGCCATCATGAACATGACGAGACGCGTGTTGCGGTAGTCGTGAATGAGTCGCTCTTGATATCCTTCGATTATGAGAGAGACTTCCTTGAAGGTCAGCGCATCGTAATCACTGCGACCGATCTCACCGGTGACGTGCGCCCTTAATTTGTCCCAGCCTTCCTGCGTGTCGAGGTCGAACTTTTTTTTTGCTCTTCCTGCGGTGCTTGTTGAGTAGGCTGAAGAAACTTGGAGTCGTAGAATGCCTGAAGGATGGGAGTAAATAAATCGGGATTTCCGATATTACTATCAACCCAATCTACCACATCCTCAAAGGTGAAGTCCGGGTCTTCCTTCTTGATGTAGCAATTATTGAAAAGACCCCAGTAGATAATGACGGGCACGGCGGCAAGGTCTATCGAGTTATCCCCGAAGACCTTGCCTAACTTTTGCATCTCCATGCCTATCTGCTGGACAGCCAGCATGCCGAACTTCAATCCTCGTGTACGGCCAAGGATGTCGGCTTGAATGTAACCGTTCATATTTGTGTGTGTAGTGTGAAGACTTACGGAGTGATGTCAAGCGTGCCGGTAGACTGAATCGTCCCGGAGAAGTTGACATACGCACCGCCGGCCGCATCTTGGTTCAATGTCAGGTCGGTGATGTAAGCCTCACACTGATGATAGTACACCGTTCCGATGGATGCGCCAGTGACAGTGGGATTCTGGAAGCGCACGGTGATCTTTGTCTTGTTCACCGTTGCCGTCAGCAGATCCTTATAGCTTACTTGTGAGATAGTCGGTGCCACCTCGCACACTGCATCAAATGAGAAAGAGAAGCCAGGATCGCCAACGCTTGTCAGCTTGCCGCAGTTGGT